TTGCACACGCCGCAAACGTTTACGAGCGTGTGAAGGAAATTATCTCGCAGGGCGTACCGGTTTCGGAAGTGAACCAGTACATTCAGAGCGCATCCGACAATGGCCTGATTTCCGACGACAGCCGCAGACGGATGAAATACATGAACTACTCCAGAAAGTGAGGAAATCAGATGGCGTTCAAAAAAGCGACAGTCTCGATTGACGACTGGCTCAAAAGCACAGGCGCGACCGAACGGCCGAGAGCACAGCAGGATGCCGCTGACGCGCAGAAACCTGTCACCAAACCGATCTCTGAACCTTTGCCGCAGAAGAAGAAAGAGAACATCAGCTTCTGGGAGAAGCTGCTTAACGCTTTCGGTGACGCCGGGTACAGCAGCGACACGAGCGCGCCGCTGGGCATGATGAACCAGGCGATCACGGACGACTACCGTGCGAGCGGTTTTTCCGAGAGCAAGACCGCGCAGGCGGCGCAGGACATCGCAAAGTCTGCCTACGAGGGCGCGAAGAGCGCGTACACCAACGCAGCCGGAACGCTGCTCAACAAGCGCGAGGGCACGCAGATCATGGGCGTGACCGTTGCGGACAACGCCGTGTCTCAGGAGGACAAGGACAAGGCAGAGGCAGCCCGGCAGAAAAAGCAGAGCGACCTCTATGCGCTTGCGGACGCCGCGGCGGAGGCTTCCGGCGAGGCAGCACAGCGCGCGAAAGACAACCTCGGCGGCGGGAAGGCAGCGGACTTTTTTGTGGACGTCTCGACGGGCGGCATCCAGCTCGGCGCGGACATGGCACTCAATGCGCTGCTGCCCGGCGCTGGTCTGGTAAACATGGGTCTGCGCTCTTACGGCAGTGCAACGCGCGATGCGCGTCTGGACGGCGCGAGCGGCGGCGAACAGGTCGTGTACGGCGCGACGGTTGCCGCTGTTGACGTGCTGACGGAGAAAATGTTCGACGTCGGAAAGCTCTTCGGCGGCGGTGCTGCGGACGACGTGGCGGAAAAGCTCGTCGGAAAGCTTGCGAAAACGGACACCGGGCGCAGCGTTGTGCGCGCGCTGACAAACGCGCTCGGCGAGGGCGCAGAGGAAGCCGTGGCGGACATCCTGAACCCGGCGATCCGCGCGATCTACGACAAGGGCGCGGCAGCAAAATCGAGCTACATGACCGCTGAGGGCGCAAAGGAGATGCTTGCGCAGGCGGGTTACGACGCGCTTATCGGCGCGGCGCTGTCCACATTCGGGACGACCGCCGGAATCATGAAGGGCGTAGACGCGCAGAAAAATGCCGCTCTGCGCGCCGGAGAACCGGCTGCAAGCGTAAACGCAGAAGCGAGCGCGAAACCGGCAGAGGCGGAAACGATCGCCGCAGAAGCACGGGCAGAGGCCGCGCCGGTCGAGACTGCGCAGGACGCTCCGGCGGCGCAGGAGAAGCCGCAGGAGAACAGTACGCTGCGCATGGTGGAAGAAGCCGCAGGGCTGCGCGAACCGGCGCAGAGCCCGGCGCAGGAACGTGCTACGAAAGCAGGGAAGACCGCGGAACTGGACGCGAACAGGCAGCCGCAGGAATATACGCCGGAAGATCATATCGACAACCGGACAGACGAATATGTCGCCAAGCGGAGCACAAAATCATTCCAATACAATCACCCAGAGCTGCACGAACACTTTGAGCGCGTTGCAGAAGATCTTACCCCTATGATTTACGGCTCAATGCAAAGCGACCGACATAAGCGCGGGAAAGGCACGATCACGAACAACCCGCGCGTTGTGCAGCACGTGATTGACAAAACCGGCCTTTCCCGACCGGAGATTCTGCGTGCGCTGGATGCGATCATCAAAGACAACGGCGCAGAAAACTATGCAAACGCAAAGCGCGTAGAAAAGGCGCTGGACTCCCTGCTCGTAGACGGCTACACAAAACCGAACGGCGAATATGTTGCTCCTGATGCGGCATACATGGAAGCAAAAAGCCAGATTTCCGGTGGCACTGACCCGTACTCGTGGGAGTATTACCGAGATAATGACCTGTCGCTCATGCTCGGAGAGATCACGGAGGAGGAATCCTATAACGATTGGCGTGCGCAGCACGACGCACGAGAAGCCGCAAAAGCGGCGCAGGAACAGTCACAAAAAACGGGTGAAATTGTGAATGAAAGCGCTGAAAACGCGGTTGAGGCACAAAACAGTGATAATTTTGCAGACGTGCAGCAGCGAGAGACCGAACCGGATGCCGGACAGCACGGAACGCTGCCGGAAGGACAGGGCGCAAAATCCGCGGAGTTTGGCTATGACGAAGCGCGGACACAGACGCGCTCGACCGACGGAGTGCTCACTGACGACGAGCGTGCGATGGAAGGGCTGAGGCCGGAAGACCGGACGCACAAAGTCAACCATGACGAAGAGGTAAACGCGAAGGCACAGGAGCGCTTTGAATCGGACTACGAGGGCGAAAAGGCAGACCTGTTTGGCGAAAAGCAGGACTGGGACGATACCGACACGGTGCTCGCGCACAAGATCATCGTCAAAGAAGTAGCCAAGGCGCGCGAGAGCGGCAGCAAAGATGCCTACGCTGAAGTGGCAAAGCTCATGAAAGAATGGGATGCGCACGGCACGGAAGCCGGTCAGGCGCTGCGGCAGCGGCGGCAGCTCGCGTCTGACCCGGCGCTAATGGAAGCGGACGCGATCCAACTGCTGAACGACAGCGAGCGCACGCGCAAAATGTCAGACGAGCAGCGCAAGAAGATTCTCGATAGCGTGAGCCAGAACGCAGAGAAGCTACGCGGCATCGAAAAAGGCGATGTTGACGGCGTGGTTGATCTCATCAAAGACATGAGTACGGAGCGGCGCACAAACGGTCTGTGGTCGAACAAGATGGGCAGAACAATGGAAAAGGCGCTTGAGCAGGCAAAGAAACTGCCGGGTGGCGAAGCGTTTCTGCGCGACGTTGCCGCAAGCCAGGTGCGTGGCATTGCGTATGACTACGCGAAACCGTCTACGCTCGAACAGATCAAAACCTATCGTTATCTGTCCATGCTCTCGAAACCGGCGACGGCTGCCAGAAACCTTGTCGGCAATATGGTGTATGACCCGGTAGAGGCCGTGTCAAACAACATCGGCGTCGGGCTGGACATGCTGCTGTCGAACTACACCGGCACACGCTCCGTAGCTGCGGATAAGAGCTATTTCTCCAAGACGAAACGAAAAGGCATGGGCGAGGCAACGCTCAAGTCGTACATCGAAACTGGCCTTGACGCAAGCGTTTCCAACGCACAGGGCAAATACGAAACCGGCGGCAGCAGGTCGTTCAAGATGACCGGGAACTTTCTGGAACGGTTTCTCTCCACGTGGGAAAAATACAGCAACTATGCCATGGTCACGTCTGACCAGATGCAAAAAGGCGGCATTCAGGCGGAAGCGCAGCGCGGAATCGACGTGCTGGAAGCTAAGGGAAAGGTGGCAAAAGGCGCGCTTGACGGCCGTGCGGAGGAAACCGCAAGGGAACGCACGTTCCAGAACGAAGGCAAGCTGTCCGGTGTCATGGGCGGAATGCGCAATGCGCTGAACAAGCTCAGCATCAAGGACAAGCAGGGCGGTAGCATCGGTCTCGGCGACATTATGCTCCCATTCACGAACGTGCCCGGCAACATTGCGAGCGCAGCAATTCAATACTCCCCCGCTGGATTTATTAACGCCGGTGCGGAGGTCGTCAAAGTCTTGAACAAGGCAAAGGCCGGGACGCTGACCGCATCCGAACAAGCGAAGGCTGTGACGGATTTCGGCCGCGCGTTCAATGGCACGATGGGAATCGCGCTCTTTGCGGTGCTGGCCGGTGCTGGCGTGATGAACGTCGCCGGGGACGACGACGAGGACAAGGAAGCGCTCGAAAAGTCTGAGGGCGTGAGCGGCACACAGCTCAACCTTAGTGCGCTCAACCGGTGGATTGCCGGAGAAAGCACGGAGTGGCGCGACGGTGACGACCTGGTATCCATCGGCTTTCTCGACCCGATCAACGCGCAGATGACCTATGGCGCGCTGCTGGCAGACTGCTACAAGGACGAGGGCCTGACGTTTGCAAACGTTGCGGGCGGCAATCTGGAATCTGCTTTTCAGAGCGTGATGGATCTGCCCGCTATGTCGCAGTTTCAGGAGATTGCAAACGGCTATAAATACTCCAAGGCAGATACCACGGGCGGGAAGGTCGCGGAAGCCGCCCTGCGCTACGGTGCTTCTCAGGCAACCAGCTTTGTGCCAAACGTCGTGTCCGGCGTGGCGCAGGGGGTTGACGGGACAGTGCGCGACACCTATAACGGCGACACCGTGTGGGAAAACAGTCTGAGCGCGATGAAGAGCAAGATCCCGGGGCTTCGGGAAACGCTTCCGGCCGCGCTGGACAACTGGGGGCAGGAGAAGAAATACACCGGCACGGCGGCGGAAAACTTCCTGAACGCGACACTGAATCCCGGCAGCGTGACGAAGTACCGGACGAGCGCCGTGAACCAAGAGCTGTACCGGCTCGGCGAGAACATCGACATAAAATATCCGGAGAAGAAAGCGCCAAATAGAGGAAACCGAGACGGTGAAAAAGTGTCGCTGGATCAGGGCGAGAGGCGGCAGTACCAGATGGCATACGGCCAGACGGCCTATGACAACATCCAGAAAGTCATCCGGAGTTCGGTATACAAGCAGTCGAGCGACGCAGAGAAAGCGGCAGCGATTCAAAACCTGTTGGAAGTCGCAACGGCGGCCGGCAAGAAGAAGACGAAGCTCGACGGTGGCGACACCCCGGCGTGGACGACGAAGAGCAGCGGCAGCGTGGCAGACAACGCCGTATACCGCGCCAAGCTCGGCACCGCAAAAGACACACTTCCGGCCAATGCGCGAGACCGCAACGGCGATGTGATGCAGGCAATCATCAAGACGGTCGTCGGCAAACGCGGCGGCAGTGACCAGCTCGCGCTCAATGTCATGGCACAGAAGCTCACAGAAAACACGCAGGCAAAGGTGGTGACCGCATACAACGGCGGGTACGAGCTGAAGCAGATCGTGGACTTCTATCAGGCAAAGTACGCGACGAAGCCGGGAACCAACCAGCGGAAGTACAAGAAAGCAGACCTGTATGCGTGGGCGATGCAAAACGGCTATACCGTGAAGCAGTTCAACCAGCTCTGGAAGCTCTTCTCGTGACAAACACACAACAAGAAAGCAGCACGCATATCCTGCGTGCTGCTTTTGCTTTTCGTATTTCATTTACGATCCGGTATGCTCATACTCCGCGATGATGCGCATCGCTTCTGCGAGGCTTGGAGCTTCCATCACCGTGCAGCCGGTCGTGACGATATACGTCCCGTCGAGACCGCGCGCCATGCGCACATTTTTGTTCTCTGCGAACGTGGTCTTGTGCGGCGTCTTTTCTTCTGTACCTGTTTTTTGTGTCTCTGTCCGCCATTTGTTCTCCACGCTACATTTCACGTCTTTACGGTCGCGCCCGCTCTCCGTCGAGATTTCACCTGCGCAGGCGGCATATCCGGCGAGGTCGATGAAGTTATCCGCTTTATCGCCTCCGGTTGCGATGCGTCCAAGCTTAAACAGCGCCATCATTGCGCCGACGTCTGCGGGGTTGAGCCGCGATTTCGCTCCGCGCCCGAACAGATACACGTTCCAGAGTGCGGCGATAATGCGGAAATTGTCCTCCGGCTCTCCGTACTGCTGATTGCGGTCGGCGCAGACGCAGCGCTCTGCGGCTTTCAGAATTTCAGCGCGGGTCAAAACGCATCGCCGTCCTTTGCATCGCCCGCCTTGAGCGCTTGCAGATTCGCAAGAACGCCGTCGTAGTCATCCGGGTACATTGCCCGAAGCACGGTACAAAGCTCGTCATCGTCAAAGGCAAGCTTTTCGCCGCTGTAGTTCAGTCGGGCGGCGTTGAAGATCGCATCCGTCAGGATGCTGAGGCGGAGCTCGTTGCGCGCGTCGTTACGCACGCCTTCCCACATTGCGTTTGCTTCCATTGTTATTTCCTCCTGCTTTCAGATGTTCCGGCATCGCCGGTGTCGTTATATTCCAGCCATCGATTTGCGGCAAACTTCGCAGCCTGACAAGCCGCCTGCGGTTTTACGCCGCGGATAGCGGCAATGTCTGCGTAGGTATACCCTGCCATGCGCAGACACACGGTCTGACGCTGCACCGGCGTGAGACAGTCCAGAAAACGGCTGATATCCGCCGCGGAATCGTCGAAATCTTTGTGCGGGCGATCCTTTGGCTTGACTGCACCGCGCTGCGTGTGATCGTACTTACCGGCGCTGTCAAACGCTGTGTCATTATCGTCTGTGTACGAAATAAGCATACCAGACCGCTTGCGCTGCTGCGCGTACAGCTTGCGGTGCGCGATCTCGCCGCGCATGCACCACATCGCGTGCGTGGAAAACTTTCCACGCGTTGGATCGTATGTACTTGCGGCTCTGAGCAAGCCCTCGGCAGCGTGCCCATACAGTTCATCGGCGTCCTCGTCCGGTGCGTAGCGACGGATCGCAAGATAGATCAGACGCTCGTTGTCCGCTGCGAGCTGCTGTTGCTCCGGCGTGAGCGGCGCGAGCGGTTTTCTGCGCATGGCTTTCACCCCCCTACAATGTCGATCTCATATTCCTCGCGCAGCACGCGGATCAGGTCGGTCGCGGAGACATATCCGTCGCGCACGCTCTCGCTCAGCGCCTCGACTTCGCGCCAGATGCGCTGCAGCTGCTCGGCTTCCATGCCCTCTTTATCAAGCAACGCGGTAAAAAAGATCGCCAGCGTCACGCGGCAGGCATCTGCCGTCGCAGTGTCCTTCGCGCGCTGCACGTCCGCCTGTGTCGCCGGTCTCCGGCGCGGGTTAATTCTCTTTGGCATCGTCGTCATCCTTTCGCTCGCCGAGATAGCAAAATCCATTCGGCGGCATATCCGTGTTCAGCATCTTGCACCATTCCCAGCTCTCGCACTCGTTTTTGCCGGATACCCAATACAGACAGTTTTCACATCTGACAACCGGAACGGTTTCAACAACGTCTTCTTCGCTGCCGTCCTTTTTCCTGCCGTATCCACAAAAATGCTGCGGCCATACAGGGAGGCGGCAGTCTTCTGACACCTCGCAGTTTGTGCAGATCAAGACACCGTCGGCAAGATAAATGCTTTCGTGCTTGGTTAGCTCCCGCGCGCTTTCGCAGTCCATGCACCGCGTGACCTGCACGGCATCCACCGTCTGCGCCTGTGCCAGTGCCTGCCGGGCGCTGACATTGTACGGCATATCATCCGGCAGGCTGTGCAGCGCGGCATCCGCGTCAATCAAACGCATCGCTATCACCGTCCATTCTCGCGCCGCAGTTGGGGCAGTAGTTCCACGCCTTTCCTTCGTTGCCCCCGCGTGTCGAATAAATCTCACCGCAGTTTTGACACTCAAGCAACCCGCCAGATGGCTTCCACCGCCCATGCACCACCGGCGCAACATCTGCGACCGGCAATCGGTGTACTGCTTCTTTTGCCTCAAAAACGCGTTCTCTCGCCTTGTACCCGGCAGTTCTGACGTACACCTTCATTATTGCGTCAATCGCAGCTTCTCGCTCGATATATTCAGTCATTCTCAGCTCTCCTGTTCCATGCTTCAGCAGCTCGTTCTTCCGTGTCGTAAATATACACACCTCCCAAAATCCCGCCATCACATTCATAGCTTGCAATCGGGCAGCTCGGGTTTTCCTCGTGAGTGTGGCGAAGCATAAAGCCAACCCCACTATAGGGACGTTCTCTATATGCCTCGTCATGCAGATTCCCTTCATCATCGCACAGAACAAGGCTAACTTTACCACCACAGAACGGGCATAATTTCAGGTCAGCCATCGTTACCTCCGTCCATCTTCGCCCCGCAGTTGGGGCAATACGTGTACAAAAACATATCCTTTTCTGTGTAGCCTGTTGTTTCGATATAGAAATCTTCCTCGCATACGGAACAAGTGTAATAAATATCCAGCATTGGGTCTTCCTGTTCAATCCATCGCCCATGCACCACCGGCGCAACGTCGGCGGCAGGAATTGAAAGCAATCTCCGGACATCTTTTGACGTGTGACCGTCCCACGGCTTTCCTTTTTCCAACTCCTTGCACTGAAACAGATCCCAGTCTTTTAACTCATAGTGGTATGTGTAACATCCTTCACTGGTATCAAAGCCCATGATGAACCATCCCCCGCCGAAAGGAACGCTGCCGTCCTCATGCCGCTTGCTTTTCCATGCATGCGGATTATTTTTGGCAAGAGCAGCAGACAAAACGAGCCTTTGCTCATACAGGTCTGCGAAAGTATGGTATCCGTCTGACATTTTTTCAACGTCGGCGGCTGGGAGATCATGCAAAACGCAGATCGCCTTTGCCCATGTGCGGCGGTTTTTGTCCTTGTCATTTGCCGCGGCGGTCGTCAGTGCTTTATCCAGCGCTCCCCGTTCGATGTATTCAGCCATCGTCGTCCTCCTCCACATAGTACCAGCTTTGCGGTGCTTTAGTAATCGCCACCGGAACCATGCAATTTTTATCATAGATACAGGCTGTGCTTTCGTACCCGCTTTTGCTGCATGATTTGCATTTTTTCCAAGTGTGAAATTCTGTCAGTTTCTTCGGCTTATCGTAGATTTTAAGGTCGGAGATGTGCCAGCCGTACAGCCACTTGCCGTCAGCGTAATTCTGGAAATCTTCCGGGTACATACGCGCACGGTCAAGATCGAAGTCGTTCCACCTCGCGTAATCCTCGTGGCGAAACGAAAAAATCGTATCATCATCGTAGGTATCAATGCTGTCGCACACAAACTCGCCGATGATTGTCCCATTGCAAGTGATGTCAAAAGCGTTGTGCGAATGGTCATCCGCGTAACAATACCGCTTGCCTCGATAAAACGTCAGGCGCCGATCTTTGGTGCAGTAGATATAGCACTTAAACGGCGGCCGCAGATTTGGGCGGCTCTTGCGCACCTCAATGGTCTTTTTGCCACTGGCAATCTTTTCGCACCACTTTGGGCGGATGCTCAGCATGACAGTCTTACTCATCATTCACCGCCTCCAATGCCTTTTCTGCTTCCTCACGGGTGAGGAATACGGTCTTGCCGAGTAGCGGGATATCTGTCCACCACAGTTCTGTCTCTCCTACAACATCTGCCCCATCAAATGTCCGGCGTAGTGTATACACCGTATCGCCCACCTTGCACGGCAGTACCACCAGCCGACCGTCCTTGTCGGCCTTAATCCATTCTTTAATCTTTTCAAGGCCATTCTCGTATACCCATATTGCAAATTCTGCGGTTTCTTGCACGAGTCTGGGTGTCAGCCCCGTGTCCTCGTAGGCTTTGAGCTTTTCCCACGCCTTTCGCTGCGTGCAGATGCCACCGTGCGGGCACGGCAGCTCCCGGCACTGCGAGATGTCGCAAAAATTGCCATCAAACGTCAGCCTCTCCATCACTCCACCTCCTGCATCCAGAACTCGCGGCGGCAGTCCGGGCACGAAAGCCGTTTTAGATTACCGCATCGTTCTCTGTATCTGTCGTCGACAATCGCCGGACACACGTCGAGGACGCCAACGCCGTCCATCCTAGCAGTCGGTAACATATTAAGAAACTCGCTTTACCGCGTCTTGCGCGGATGCTCCTTTGACCACTTCTCGACGGTTTCCACGACCTTCCCCACGGCTTTACCGGCATCGTCAACCATATTGCGCAGTTCGTTGCATTCGCCTACATTAACCATCGGGCAGCCGTCGCAGTCTCCGTCTACCTGCCAAAACCGTTCACACATTCGGTCGCGTTCTTCGATAAATTTCAGCGCGTCCATCATCACACCCCCGCTTCCTGAATCGCCTGCCGCAGGAAACTCAGCTGCTGCCGCAGGTCGTCGATGGTCTTGTCCTTGCGCTCTGACTGCTGCCTGATAAATGCGTTGTTTTCGCGCAGCACATCCAGCTGCGTTGAGAGCACGGTACGCGCGCAGTGCTCTTCACGCGCGTAGTCGATCAGCTTCTGCACCGCATAGCGCGAAGCCGGTGAAAAATTTAGATTTCCTTTGTCGTCGTTGAGCAAATCGCGCACGGCAAAGATGATGTCCTCAGCCAATACCATTGGTTACACTCTCCTTTTCGTACTCCGCCCGGTCGAGGGCGGTGGTTGCAACGGCATACGCGCTCCACTGATCGGCGCGGAAGCCGTAGAAAAAGTCCGGATTTGCTTTCGTACCCTTACCGCTGCGGAAGTCGTGCGACGCGAAGCGGTCAATCAGCGCGTGCCGGATCGTGGTATCGTTCGCGCGAGGGCTGCCGCAGATGGTGAGTTTCTCTTCCTTGCGAGTGATGATGTGGTACGGTACGCCGCGATCGTCGAGCAACTGCTTGAAGCGCCCGATCCACTCGCAGGTCTCAAACACGTCGCGCCCGACCGCCATGCCGTAAGATTCGATGATCTCGATCGCGGCAACGGTGAACGCGCCGCCGGACACAATGCCGGAGACGAACGTGTTCTCGTCCTTTCCCCCCTGCACCGGTGCGCGGGTGATCGTATCGACGATGCACCAGCCGGTTTCCCGGTTGCCGGGGTCAAGCGCCAGCATGGTCGGCATTCGGCGCACCCCCTTTCATGGCAGCGAGCATCTGCTCGACCTTCTCCAGATCGTCACGGTCGGACACCGGAGCCGTCTTCTCCTGTTCGGACTTCACGCCGTCGGCGATCAGCCACTTGCGGATGACGGAGTAATGGGAGTTGTAGCGCGCACCCTTTGCGTCAATGTGCAGCGACAATCGCTGTATGTACTCCGCAAAGTGTGCAGGATAATCGCGGCGCAGCTTTTCGAGCTCTTCATCCGTGAGCCACACGTTGCTGCGCTCTCCATACGGCTTTTTCTGCTTGTCTGCCGTCCGAGCCGGTGCCCCTGCAGGGATTTCCTCCTGCTTGCCGCTCTTTTGCTCCGTATAGGCTTTGTTTTCTGCGATGCACAGGCGCGACAGCTCCGCCTGATAGTTCGTGGGATGGTATCTGTCGGATCGTAGGGTGTTGTGCAGCCGCCAATGCCGGATGACGATGACGCCGGAATCGTCAAAGACGATGATAAAGCGCTTGGCGAGCAGGAGCTTGAGATCGTCCGAGGCCGCACCGACATAGTCCGTGATGCGCTTTGGGTTGTTGACAAACCCGTCATCATCCGCGCGCATGTTGAGGTGGAAATAGAGCGCCTGCGCCGAGAGCGGCATATCCAGAAACGCGTCGCTGTCGATGAGCGAGCGCGCAAACATTCGCTTTTCTGCCATGGCGCGCCCCAGTTAGAACGGCATGTCGGATTCGTCGTCCGGCAGTTCCTCAAACTTTGGCTCATTCGCAAAGTCGTCTGCGACAACTCCGACACCGCGCACGACGCCGGGATAGGCGGAAGCAAGCTGCTCCACGTTGGCAGAAGAAACCGGGACGGACGCTTTGACAAAGGCGTCTGCACGCAGGCGCTCCTCGCTGCGCTCCTCCCCATCGCGGGTGGTATAGCTGCGCGTGGAGAGCTGCCCACAGACGATGACGGCATCGCCCTTTTTGAGCTGCGCGGCATTCATGGCGGCCTCATACCAGACTTCGCAGTTGATCCATTCGGTCTGCTTGCTGCCGTCCGGCTGCACGGTGTCGCGGGCGGGGACAGAAAACTTCGTCAGCGGCGTGTTTTTTGCGCCCACGTTGGAAAACTCTGCGTCACGGGAAAGCCTGCCCGATACGATGCAATCGCCGGTTCTTGTGCGAATAATCATGGTTATTTACTTCCTTTCTTTGCGGTGCTGCCGATGTGGACAAACACACGCTTGTTCATGGTCGTGTTGCGGATGGATAGGTTCAGGATTTCGTGACGGTCGGAGCCGTCGTCGTTCTTCGTGTACTCGATCTTCTCGACTGCGAATTTGTCATAGCACTTGCGGCCGTTGGCGGTGTAGTTCCCTACCGGGATCCAGATGAACGGTGCAGTGTACAGCTCGCGGCCGATACCCCAGTTGACGCACGCGCGCTTGAAGCTGTCGGACGCAAGGCCCTTTTCCGCCTCCGCATTGGATTCCTTACCGGTGTCCTCCTTGCTGATCCACTGCCCTTTTTCGCTGTCCCAGATGGAGACGACGCAGTTGGCGTTATCGCGCCGGTGCTCACGCTGCCAGTTCATCGCGCCGACCGTCTCGTCCAGAATGGTCATGTCGCATCGCGCGTCTTTGTAGAGCAGGAGGATAAGGCCGTTATCCTCGACCTTATGCACGCGGCACTCGATCTCGTCCGCGCGCAGGCATCGGAATTTGTTCATGGTGTTTCGCCTCCTTCCGGCTCAAACTCCAGCGGGCAGTTGTACCCGATGGTGCGTGTGTCGAGCAGATACTCGCCGGTGAGGCGGCACTGCTTGCGGCTGTATGTCTCTAGGCACGGGCAGTAATCACAGGCAATGTGCTCGTCGGCAAAGTAGATGCGTGCCCGCGAGAGGGTGTAATGCAGCGTTGCCCGGTCTGCTTTCATGGGTTCGCCTTCTTTCTCGATCTCGCGCGGCTGCGCCTGTCCTTGAGCACGGCAGCACCGAGCGCAGAACGTGCCCAGTCCGCAAGCGTGATGTGCTTATCGCAGCCGGGACCAGGCTCGCATCCGCGGCGGTGTCCGGTATCGAGTATGTACAGGCAGACGCGCGCGCTGCCGCTGCAGTTTCCTCCGGCGCTGCTGCCGGAAAGCGCCTGATAGTGTGCGCAGGTGCTGCAATATCGGCTCTGCGGGATGCCGCCGCGAATGTAGGTGTCGCTTACAATGTCCATGCGTCTACCTCCTTCACGCATTCCGGGCAACCGACAATGTTGCCCCATCGGTCACGCAGCAGCTTGTCCGTCTCCGCATCGCACACTGGGCAGCGCGGGCAGGTGTAGGCCGGGGGCTCGACCGGCGGTTCGATGTTCAACGTGTATTCGTTCATGTTCCCAATCTACCCCATTGTTCGGCCATCGCGTTCGCAACAGCCGGAAAAGTCTTTGACCGCACCTTGCTGTTCCTGCTGAATGAATCTTCCCATACCCGCGCTTTTCCAGACGGCCTCCGTCCGAATAGCGCCGCATTGTCCGGTTTTGGCAGCCCTGTTCCTCGCAGGAGCGGCAGATTTACCAACCAGAGCGATGTTGCCTTTGTCACATAGTTTTCTGTGTCTTCCGCAGTCATAGCGAACATATATGGGTGCACCACCTGATCTGGCTTCCTGTACGCCGTGTTCATAAACCCAACAGGATTTTCAATCGCGATTCGCTCCGCATTTGCGCAGAAAAACCGCATAAAGAACACTGCGGCTTTGGCGCGTTCGTTCCACCGCGCAACCACTTTTTCCGGTGCAGTGCATCGTAGGGAAAAGTGGCGTGTAGCCACATTGGAAAGGAACGTGCAAGGCGGGTGTGCAATCAGCAAGTCCCACCTGCCGACATCGTGCTCGATGCCGTCCATTGTCATAATCTTCCCCCCCCTTGATAGCTTCCAGAGCATCACCAAGGATGTGCCATTCCGGGTGGCCGCCGGATGGCTCCTGTATGTCGCAGCTATATGCTTCATAACCACGCTCCCGGAACGCTTTGCAGACTGTCTGCGATTCTTCGCAGGCGATAAGTACACGCATCATGCCACCCCCAGCGCCGTGAAGATCACATGGAACACCCACCCGGCCAGCGCGATGCCGCCGAACAGCCCTGTGCAGAACAGCACGTCCTCCGCGCACCACACGATGTAGCGGCGCGCCTTTGCCCGCGCGCGCGGATCGCCGAATAACTTCATTGTTGTTTCCCCTTTCTCGTCGTTTACTGATACCTGATTGCCGCGCGGAGGTCGGCGATCGGAATGTCAAGTCCTCGCCCGAGCGCGAGCAGGTCGCCGACCGGCATGCGGTCGATGTCCCGCAGGCGCTTTGACGCCGTCTCACGGCAGCAGCCGAGCAGATCCTCCGGCTTCGTGCCGTGCATCCGGAGCTGCCCATAAAGCAGCGCCTGCAGTTGATCGTAGCGGCTGGTGCGCCGTTTCAGCTTCGGCATTACGTGTCACCTCCGTTATCGCACAGCATCTCGTCAAGGTTTTCCATCGTCACGCCGAGGGCGGCAAGCTCCCGGCCTTTCTTCTGGTAGTAGCGGAGCTGGTACAGATACTGCTTGCGGCGGTTGCGGGCGTAGTTGTAGCGCTTGGCAAGCTTTACGTGCTCGTCCTCGCGCAGCCGCGCGATCTCTGCCTCCAGCGCTGCATCGTGCAGGTTTGCTGCGTTCTTATCCATTCTCGTTTTCTCCTTTCGTTGGGGGGCGGCGTCGCGCTCGCGCGCACGCACTCTCCCTCTTACACTTCTCTTTCCTAATTCTTGGCTAAGACTAAACCTTTACTTATCTCGGTTGCCAGATGGTTGCCAGATGGTTGCCAGATGGTTGCCAGATGGTTGCCAAGGTCGAAAAAGCCCCTGTTACGAGGCTTTTCCGGCTTCGAGCGCCATTGCAAAGCCCTCAGTGAATGCACAAAGCTGCGCCTTCTGGAGGTTGGTCATGTTCTGCATGGCTCGCAGGAGCTGCTCGAGCATTTTCTGTTCGGATTTTGTCAGCATGGGATCACTTCCTTTCCGTTGCGGAATGCGTCATTTTGTGGTAATGTTGATGATGTACGGCACACCAGCGCGCTCGCACACGCGCTCGAACGCGAGCAGCGTCTCCTCCGGGGCGTTTGCCGCGGCAAGATAGCCCCAGACCTCGGTCGCGTCCTTTACCGCCTCGCCCGCCTCTGCCATCGGCAGCGGGTGCGGCGGCTGCGCGCACGGCGCATTTTGCAGCGCTTCCAGCGTTTCCGGAGCAATTTTGATGATCTCCATAGTGTTCGTCTCCCTTCAAAGCCTGCCCATAAGGTACAGCGTCAGGAGCGTCCCGAACACGCTCACGAGACAGCTCACGATCATCTGAGAGCAGGAGTGATCGATGATCCACAGCTTTCGCTCATAGGAATCGCGGTGCGCTTCACGCAGCTTTTCCATGGGGTCTTCCGGTTTCATGATGTCACCTCCCTTGCAATGTTTGGAATTTCGTGCTAATGTAGTGGTAATTTCAGTGAAAGGTGGTGAGTTGTATGCGATCGATACCCGGGCCGGAGAGCGCTTGCGCGTTTCCCTGCCAGAAGTGCGGCGCGCTCATGTACATTCCAGTTGCTTTCTCCGGCGATGCGTTCCGCTGCGATGCTTGCGGAGCCATGAACCCGATGCGTGAAGATTGGATTGCTCAGCTTCGGGCCATGGCCTCGCTCGCGGGCAAGGTTACGCTTTAGTCCGCCCATCCACTCTTGTTGATGTCCTCCGTTATCTGCTGAATCTCCCGCAGGTGGCGGAGGGCAATTCTTGCGTGCCGTTCTGCGCGAAACACGCAGAAGCAGCGGCGCAGAAAGTCTTTGGACTTGCTTGACTCGATCCATACGTCCGCGCCGAGATAGTGGAAATGGACGCACGGGATGCCGATTTGCCCGTCCTTGTAAAAGACTTTGGTTTTCTCGTTTCGCTTCATCAGGTTCACCTCCCTTGCAACAGAGATTAGTTCGCTTACGCCTTGGTTGTATACTATCACGCATGAGGCGTGATGTCAACACGTTTTTCACGCTTTAGTTGTGATTTTTTGTTGACATAAGCGTAAACCAGTTGTACACTGCAAACAGGAGGTGTCATTTTGAGCACAATCAACGAACGGATCGGCAAAATCCTTTCATGCACTGGCATGACAAAGACAGCTTTTGCTGAGAGGCTCAGCGTTTCTCAGCAGTACATTTCCAAAGTCGTGAAATCCGGAAACCCAAGCGATATGCTAATTGCAGCAATTTGCCACGAATTCAACGTCTCTGAGCACTGGCTGCGCACCGGTGAGGGCGAGATGTTCGTGCAGATCGCGCGCGACAAGGAGATCATGCGCTTTGTCGGCGACGTCATGCAGGGCGAGGACGACAATTTCCGGCGGAGGTTCCTGCTGGCGCTGGCGCGGCTGCCGGAAGAACGGTGGAAAGATATTGAGGACTTCGCGCAGCAGATCACCGCAGAAAACGAGAAAGAGGAGCAGGATTGATGTCCTGCTCCTCTTTCTTTGCCTGTTCACTTTTGTTACGTTGCTGCACGTAGAAATTCCAACGTTAGCACCATCGTCCGCGTGTCCGCGAGGATCAGCAGCCGCTCGATCTCGCGCCGTAAGTACGCCCTCCATTCCTCATCTGTCATGGTTCTCCCTCCATAGTTCTTCTACTGTCGCGTCCAGCGCCCGCGCGATCCGCATCGCAAGGTATACGTTGGGCGCGCTTTCTCCGCGTTCGATTGCCCCTAGTGTGCTATGGCTGCACCCCACTTTCTGCGCAAGCCAGCGCTGACTTACGCCCTTGTATAATCTATAGTAACGCACGTTGTTCCGCATATTGGCACTACCTTACCACATTTTTGCGGCTGCGTGTCGTTTTTGGCCGGTATTCCGACCAAAAAATTTCCGTTTTCGGGGATTTTGTTGCAGAAAGCGGAAAGCTGTGCTATCTTGATGGTGCAAGCCGCTTGCGGTATTGTGTCACAGGCGGAAAACAATATGCAAAAAGGGGGAAGCGTTGTGAATTATCAGAATGCCACGCCGGAAATACAGCGAAAACGGGTGCCAAGGAAGGCGGCCGTCGTTGCGCTCTCCGTGCTGTCTGCCGCGCTGGCCGTCTCCTGCTGCCTGATGGGCTATCATCTGCAATGCACGCAAAAGAGCCTTTCCGTTTCGCAGCGTCAGGTCATAGAGGCCGCGTCCTATCTCCGCTATGCAGATTCCGTAGTCGATGACTACGCCGACCGCATCGAGACTTACATCCAGTACAAGACGTATGCGCGTTACGCAGAGCGGTATAATTTCAGCAGAACATTTGAAAGCTACCAGCACGATCACAAAGTTCCGGAGCCGAATCCGTACCCGTGGAACAAAGCCATACCCATTGAAAAATAACGCGGGTGGAACGAGCGGGAATGAATATACAAAAAGGGGGATATGCAAATGCGGAAACGCGGGATTGCTGCGGCGCTGGCCGCTGTGCTGCTCTCGCTTACTTTGTGCGGGTGCTGGCAGGATAAATGGTACAGCGAGGACGCTTACGAGCAAAATTATGAGGACGGGTTTCGTGCTGGCGTAGCTGCGGCAAATAGAGCGGACGCAGCCTATCTTTGGGACGGGCCGGGCAGTGGCATCGGCGTGAATGCGGAAATACTGGACAGCTATCTGGCCGGTGAGGGCGTCTACACCTACGATGACGCGAAAGACGCGATAGAAAGCCTGTATCGCTGCTATGACGAGCTGCTGGAATTGTACGGTGACATCGAAGACGGCCGCGTAGACGTGGATCGACCGGACTGAGGAGGCTGCAAAATGAAAGTACCTGAGCCGCGGAAGCTCAAAAGCGGGACGTGGTTTATCCAGATGCGCCTCGGCGGAGAGAGCGTGCCGGTGTCGGCGGCAACGCGGACGGAGTGCATCCGGCAGGCGGAAAAGATCAAGGCGGACTATCGCAACGGGAAGCGGCCGCAACCGGCAAGCGCGTGTGTCACGCTGCGCAGCGCGGTCGAGCAGTACATACAGGTGCGAGAAAACGTCAAATCCCCGGAGACGATTCGGGGGTATTATGTGATTCTGAGCAAAAGATTCCAGGGCTACATGGACACAGACATCCGAAAAATCCAATATCAGCGCATGATTAACGACGAAGCAGCGAAGGTCGCAACAAAGACGCTGTACAATGCTTGGGGGTTAGTGTCGTCATCCATTCAAGCGGCCGGAATGGCGAGGCCGAACGTGTCACTGCCGGAAAAGCAAACTCCGGTTCACAACTTTCTGACATACGACCAAATTCTAATTTTTGTGGATGCGGTCCGGGGAACTGACGTCGAAATTCCGGCGCTGCTGGCGCTGCACAGTTTGCGCCGGTCGGAGATATGTGCGCTTGACTGGGCACAACTGAAAGACCATACGATCACGGTCGCCGGTGCCGTCGTGTACGACAAGAACAACAAGCTCATATACAAAGAGACGAATAAGAACGCAACGTCACGGCGTACCGTGCCGATCATGATACCGCGGCTGCAGGAGCTTGTAGATCAGGCAGATGACGGCAATAACGGGCGGGTCGTCACGACAGCTCCGGGCGCTATTTGCCGCCGTGTTAACCGCGTGTGCCGCAATTCCGGCTTGCCGGAGATCGGTGTGCACGGACTACGGCACAGCTTCGCGTCACTATGCTATCATCTGCAAGTGCCGATGATGATAACCATGCGTCTGGGCGGCTGGAAAAACGACAAGGTTGTGCGCGAGATCTATACACACCTTGCGGATGCGGACATAGCGCAGCAGGTGGACGGGATTCGCAATTTCTTTTCGCAAAAATGCTAACAAAAATGCTAACGGAAATTGAAAAACGCTGGATTTTCAACTGTTTTACGTCAATGACTCCGGGGTTCGAATCCCCGCTGGAGCACCAAAAAATATCCCTCGCCTTTTGGCGGGGGATATTTTTTTCCGGTCGCTCCCGGGGAGTCGAAGTTTATCCCCGTTAGGGGAAATCCCCGCTGGAGCACCAAAAATCTGCAAGCATCACAGTATGCTTGCAGATTTTTACTTTTTCGTTCTTCACTCTTCACTATTCACTTCACTGTAAAATGTGCTGGCGCATGGCCATCGTTTATTTCACCGCTCCGCATGATTGCCGCCATCCGGCTCTGCGTACACATAATCATTATCTACAATGATATCCACGCTCGCACTGAGCCGGCAGGCATCCTGCAGAAAATACGGGTTTAGCCGAATGGACGGATATTCTCCGTCCTGATGCACCACAGCATAAATCGTCAAGAGCGCCGTACACGGCTGAAACCGCTCCAGGACCTGACGCAGTGCCCGCTCATGTTCTGCGATAAAAGTATGCATCGCCCGCTGGACGACGTCACCATCAAAAGTATCGGTCTTGTCAAACGTGATCGTCCAGTATCCCGGGTTCTGCGTGCCCGCATATGCGTTCCACCGGCACGCCCGCTGCCGTTTGGCCTCTGTCGGCTGCACACCAAGGATGGAAGAAACCGTGTCGATCGGGAAATCCACATCAAAGCAAAGACTGAGCTCGCCCCAGACCGTAGGCGGCAGCGGCGGCGAAAAGCAGAGATCGTATTCTTCCTCGCGCATTTGTCACCTCTCCAAATTCATTCGATGGCCCTATCATAACACACATCCGCACATGCAGCAACACGCGGACGCGCGCACCCCCCGGCGTGTTGGCGCAGCTGCTTCTGTTTTGTCAGATGCTTCACGTTCTGGTTAAGGCCCGTTGCCGCCCAGCCGGACGCGATGCCGACAGCGGCAGTGTTGAGCCAATCGTGCGCCGGTCGTCTTGACCGCCATGCCAACCAGGTACGCAATGGCCGTGATCGCCGCCACGGATGCAATGCCGAGTTCCATGCCCTCACCTCCTGTCCCGCTATTCCCATGCGGCGGGCGCAAATGTGCGCGGCGCGGCACTTGCCATCCCGCCAAAATGCACGTATAATCGGGCCATTGAGACAAGGCAAGGAGGAATCCGC